CAGATAAGAATAATGAATCTTGAGAAATCATCATTATTATTAATTAAAACTTGAGCGTTAGGACCACCGATACCAACACCGATAGCTTGAGGACCAAAGAATAGTCCTGCAGGAGTTGTCTTTGAAACAGCTCCGTTACCATCTCCAATATCGACCGTAATTGTCTTAGATGGGAAGTTTGTAGATTCAAAGAATCTTACACCTTCAAATACGAATCCAGAAGGCATAACTGGCTCACCAGCTACGAACTGAGCTTGTCCATACTGTCCACCAGCATAGATTGCTTGGTTAGGAGCACCGGCACCCATTAAAGGTGAACCTTGTCCCATTCCTGGATATCTAGCTACCTCACGGAAGCCTTGATCTGCTCTGAGATCCTTCATTAGTGAAGGGTCAGCTATACAACGATAGTAACCATCACCAAATACTGGTACA